GAGAATCATGGCACCTTAGATAAAGGTGGTTATTTGGTCTTTGGAGGATCTGCGATAAACGATAATGATGATACTATTTCTCATGAGGTAATGAGAATAACAGGTAATGGAAGCGTTGGAATCGGCACAACCAACCCAGACACCACGCTTCATGTAGAAGGAGATACCACACTTAACGGTAGAACAATCATACAGGCAACCGGCTCTGAAACACCTTCTGAGCTCTTAAGCAACGAAAGCATTTCTTTCTATCTAGACGAAGATGCTGATGAATTGAAAGTCAGAGTAAAATATTCAGACGGACAACTTAAAACAGGCACTATAGGTCTCTCTTAATAATAGACTGTCCTTTTCTACAAATAAACACTATTTATTGTGATAAACGTTTATTTAGGAGATTACTAGATGTCATCTATGTTAGAACAAGCAATCGTGGATGCGAAAGCACTACGTGAAGCGGCTCTCAAAAATGCAGAGCAAGCTGTTATTGATAAGTATGCACCAGATATCAAGGCTGCTGTTGCGCAGTTGTTAGAGGGTAGCGAAAAACAAGAGACAATTAACGAAGACATGGCAATGCCATATGCTTCAGATCCCGATCTTTCAGAAGATCAACCGGTCGAAATGGAAATGGAATTTGAATTCAATCCGGAAGACTTCCGACTTGATCTTGAATCCATAAAGGCTCAAGCAGAAGCAGATCCTCAAAGCGCCGGAGAGACGCCTCAGGACACCGAATCGCTTGCAGCAGACATTGGGGTAGCCGGAGAAGAGCAAGCAGCACCAGAACCCGCAGAAGGCGAGGAAATTGGTGGCTTGGAAGGACTCCTTCAAGAAGAGAAAGATGAGGATGATGATTTATTAAATGAGCTCCTTGCATTGCTCGAGGAAGATGAAGAAGAAGTTCTTGATGAAAGCCTCACCGTTGATATGGGTGAAGTAAAACATGGAAGTTTCGTCACAGACAATGGCACAAGAAAATATGATGCCGAAATGGAATTGGCTTCTCAAGAAGCAACTTCAGCAAAAGAAAATGCAAAAGAATTAGAAAAACAGGTCGGAGAATTGAAAAGCTCTGTCCTCATGTATCAAGATAAGCAAGATCAAATGAGATCTGTTCTTGATGATATGAAAGGTAAGTTAGAAGAAATGGTTATACAAAATGCTAGATTAATTTATAGCAATAAAGTTTTAAGCGATACCTCCTTGAATGAGCGACAAAAGTCAAAAATTGTCGAAGCTATCGCAAAGGCAGAGACTTTGAAAGAGGCTAAGACTCTTTACGCGACTCTTAAAGAAACTACAGTGGGAACCAGACAAGTTGGTCCAAAATCACTTAGTGAGTCAGTACAGAGAAAGCAAGTTCTTTCAGCACATCTGCCAAGACGCAAGCAAGAAAAGATTACAGAGGAACATAGTTTTGCTTCTCGTATGAAAAAACTTGCTGGCTTAGACTAAATTTATAAAAGGAGAATTAAAATGTCTATAATTGAAAAATTATCAGAAGGCATCGTCAACCGTGATATGAAAGCGGAAGGTACTGCACTTCTAAACAAGTGGGCCGCTACAGGTTTACTTGAGGGTCTCGAAACCCAACATCAACGTTCCACTATGGCACGTTTGCTTGAAAATCAAGCAAAAGACTTACTTCGTGAGTCTACCTCTATGGGTGGAGCTCCCGGAGCAGTCGAAGGTTTTGCATCTGTTGCATTTCCTATTGTTCGTCGTGTATTCGCCGGACTTATCGCTAACGATCTTGTAAGTGTTCAGCCGATGTCATTGCCATCTGGTTTGATCTTCTTCCTTGACTTTACTTATAGTGGTGATCTTAATGACGCTGGATCACAAGCTTCTAGAACAGGTAATGTAGCTGCAAAATCAATCTACGGTACCGATCAAGTTGGTGCTGGAGTTGTTGACGGAGTTAATCTAGTTGACGCTTTGAAAGGAGACCAATCAGGCCCTCGTGGAATGACTGGACTCGCTTATTCGTCTCCAACTGGTTCAAATACTATTTTGGCCGCAAACACAGTAACAGATGCTGCTCATAAATCAACGTTCATTTTGGACGGTAACGTTAGTGAAGCGAACAAAAAACTTATAAGCTTTGACCCAGACTTGCTATCCTCAACAGACTCGAGTCTTGCTGTTATTATCTTCGACGTAGAACAAGATAGATTATCTAATGCTGATTTTGACAATCTTTCGGCTTTTGCTTTTGAAGAAATTCAAGCAGGGGCTGTTAATGCTGGTAACAGTATCTTGACCATGCTTGATGGTATAGCCACAGTAGCTTCGACTGCTATTGACGAAATATCACAAGTTCGTCGTTTGACTGATGTTGTTTCAGCGGCTGATGCTGCTACCACAGAAAAAGCGGTTCGTTTTTTCATTGCCAGTAGCACAGATACTGCGAACATTACTAACTCAACAGGCGCCAACCTTGGTGCTCTTGCAGTCGGTTCTGCGGCTGCTCCAAAGATCGATTTTCCTCTCAAAGACACTGTTGCTGCTGGATCTGCACCTGCTGGTGGAATCCAAAATTATACACTGTTAATGGAAGGAACAGGTGACATACCTGAGATCGATATTAAGGTTGACTCAATCGCTATCACAGCACAAACCAAAAAGTTGAAAGCAAAGTGGACTCCTGAATTAGGACAAGACTTGAATGCATATCACAATTTGGATGCTGAAGTAGAATTGACCTCAATCCTTTCTGAGCAAATTGCTTTAGAAATTGATCGTGAAATTCTTGCTGATCTTGTAAATGGCGCAACTGCTGCAACGTATTACTGGTCTCGTGCTCCAGGATTGTTCGTTAATCGTTCAACTGGTGCTGAGCTTGGTGCAACGTCTGCTGCTCCTGATTTTACAGGTACAGTTTCAGAATGGTATGAGACACTTATTGAAACCATCAATGACGTTTCTGCACAAATCCATATGAAGACACTTCGTGGTGGAGCAAACTATGTTGTTTGTGGACCTGAAGTAGCTAATATTTTAGAATTTACTTCTGGATTCCGTGCTAACATTACTGCTGATGCTGATAAAGGCGACATCGGTGCTGTTAAATCTGGATCATTGTCTCGCAAGTTTGACGTAATCGTTGACCCTTACTTCCCAAGAAACGCTGTTCTTGTTGGGCGTAAAGGTGGTTCCTTCTTAGAATCAGGTTATGTTTACGCACCTTATGTTCCGTTGCAAGTCACACCTACAATCTTCGGTGTTGAGGACTTCGTTCCTCGTAAAGGAGTTATGACCCGTTACGCTAAGAAGATGGTTCGTCCTGATATGTACGGAATGGTTATCGTTCGTGGTTTACTTGGAGAAGCTGGTTCTTAATCTTTGATTTAGAATTACACTTTTCAAAAAATTCCCTCAAACCTTTGTTTGGGGGTTTTTTCTTTTTAAAGAAACTACTTATAATGAATAGGTCATCTGACCTCAAAATTTATTTAATTAAGGAGATATAAATTATGTCAAAAGTTGGAAGAGCGGCTTATAGTGAGTCGAAACAAAGAACACGTTCAATCACATCGGACACTACCCTACAACATGCTTGGACTGGTGAAACCATCTTTCTAGGTGCAAACGGTATCGACATTACTTTGCCCCCGGCAAAAGCCGGAATGTATTTCACAGTAATCTTGGCTGGTGATTACGCTTCAGCAGTCTGTACAGTTGTGCAAAACGCTGCAACTGAAGATTTCTATGGACACGTTTTTGGAAGTGAAGGTGAAAATGCCGGAACAGATGCTGATACCGGTGCATCAGCAAATACCAAAATCACTTTTACAACTGCATCAATGAGAGGCGATAGAGTGGAATTGGTTTCTGATGGTTCTGTGTGGTATGTTGCGGCTTATGCAAAGAACTATGCTGGAATTACTTTTGATAACTAATAGGTGACCTATGGGACGTAAAGCAAAAAGAGCTAAAGTACTCGTACGACAAATGCGAATCACAGGACAAGAGATTGATCCTGTGGTTGCTCGTCGCAACGGCGTAGAAAAGCAAAACCAACAACTCATTGACGCTCGCGAAGCTAAAGAAGCAGATGCTAAACGTCTTGTTGAAGAAGCCGAACGCAAAAAGCGTGAAGCATTGGAAGCAAAACAAAAAGCCGAAGCCAAACGCAAAGCTGACGAAGCCAAACGCAAAGCTGACGAAGCAGCAAAGAAAAAAGCAGAAGCTGCTTCAAAGAAAAAAGAAAAATCTCCTGAAAAAGAAAAATAATTAATACTAATATGTTAGTCCTCCTACCTCTGCCCCAAGCTCTCCAATTGCATGGGGCTTTTCTTTTGTCTAAAACTATTTACTTCGAACGAGGACCTTATGCATGTCATTACCAATTTTAACACCAACATCAACAACCTCAGCAATTATTTTACCGGTAACGGGAACTTATTCAAATGTTGCTGATGCTTGCCCAATGGGTATCTATACAGGATCAGTTGAATTTATAACTGGTGCCGTGAAACAAGTCAAGTTCACGTATAAGAGACTTGGCGGAGATGTCTTAGACTTAGAGATAACAGAGCAAAATGTCTATGCTGCTTATGAAGAAGCTGTCTTAGAATATTCTTATATTGTCAATCAACATCAGGCAAAGAATTCATTAGGCCCAGCTCTTGGTTCTCCAACAGCATCTTTCGATCACAAAGGGGAGACAACAGCCGGAGCAGATGGTGCATCTCTTAAATATCCTAAATTTACATTTGACTATGCTTTCAAGATGGGAGACAAGTTTGCAACTGAAGCAGGGATAGGCGGAACAGAGACAATTTACAGTGCCTCATTGACTACAGTTAACGATCAGCAGGATTATGACCTTCAACAAATTGTAAGCGCGTCAGCAGTCGCTGGAGGCGTTCCATACGCAGATTTGGTTGGAAATAAAAGAATCAAGATAAGAAAGATGTATTATATCTCTCCTCAGCAAATGTGGAGGTTTTATGGATATTATGGAGGACTTAATGTTGTAGGAGATATGCACAATTATGGGCAATACGCAGATGACTCTACTTTTCAGGTAATCCCTGCTTGGCAAAACAAGCTACAAGCAATTTCTTATGAAGATCATCTTTATACAAGAACCTCTCATTATTCATATGAGATCTTTGATAACAAGTTAAGATTGTATCCAATACCATCATCGGTCTCTCCAGACAAGGTTTGGTTTAGATTTACAATTGAAACAAACTCTCCATTTGAAGATGACGTCGAATCAGGACAAAGCGGCGTAAACAATGTCAACACACTTCCATTTCAGAATATTCCTTATGAAAGTATCAATTCTATGGGAAAACAATGGATAAGAAGATTCTCTTTGGCCCTTTCGAAGGAAACTCTCGGACAAATTCGAGGAAAGTTCGGAGGAAGCATACCAATACCCGGAGACAACATAACTCTCAACGCAACAGACCTTCTAAGTCAAGCAAAAGACGAACAAACTTCTCTTAAAGAAGAACTAAGAAAACTTCTTGATGAAACGACCTATGACAAGCTTATTGAAACCGATAAGAATATGGTTGAAAATCAAAACTCAATAATCAAAAACGCTCCTCTTGGAATATTTGTAGGATAAATAAATGGCAGATAATAAATGGTCAAAACTTGATGCCCCACCTCCTCCCATGTTTCTTGGAGAGAAGGAAAAGAATCTTGTAAAGCAAATCAATGATGAAATCATTGAACGAGTTGTCGGACAGCAAATTCTTTATTTCCCAATTGACATCGAACACACAGACTATCACCCATTATATGGAGAGGCAATAGAAAAAAACTTTCTTCCTCCGATAAGAGTGTATGCTAGGGTTGAATATGGAGGAATTGAGACAAATGTTATTGATAACATTGGATTAGATAAAAATACGATTTTGAAAGTTATGTTTCACAAAAGAAGACTTACGGAAGATCAGAATCTATTTGTTAGAGAAGGGGATTTTGTAAGGTATGGTTCAATCTTCTATGAGATATCAAAAATAACCGAACCAAAACATCTATTTGGACAAGCAGATACACAGTTTGAAATAACAGCTGATTGTATAAGAGCAAGAGATGGTGTATTTAATGCGGAGTAGGGTATGACAACTGAAAGAATAAAATTCAAGGCATCGACAATTGAAACAA